ATACTTTAGGTGAACAAGCAAGATTACTAAGCAATGGATTACTTGCTTTGGGCACTAATTCTCCGAACGCATCTGCGATTCTTGATATTACATCAACAACTAGAGGCTTCCTTCCTCCAAGGATGACTACAACGCAAAAGAATGCGATTGCTTCTCCAGCTACGGGACTTGTTGTATATGATACTACTTTAAATAAATTAGCGGTATACACAGGTGCTGCTTGGGAAACGGTGACAAGCTTGTAGAATTATGATTATCTATAAAATAACAAATAAATAAAAATGAAAACAATTGAAGCAGTCCAAATTTGGGACAACGGAAAAGTACAAGAGGCGAAGATTCTAAACGCCTACGCCATCAATGTTACACTTGGTACATCTGCTACATTCTACTACTCTCTTCTTACAGAGAACGTAGACCTATCCGTAGGGCAGCAGGTAGCACAAGGTAATCTAACAATGACAGGTGAAGCATACGCTCAGTGGGAAGTGGACTCCTACGCATGGGATTGGGTTGCAGAACAGTTGAACCTTACCATCACTGGTGAATATATAGCACCACAACCTGAACCTATAACTGAAGAATAATCATGTCAAAAATAAGTTCATACTCTACAGATGCCACATTATCTTACAGCGATAAGTTAATCGGTACTGATACTCAGGATAGCAACATCACTAAGAACTATACTATCGGTAGCATTTTATCAATGCCTCTACCATCCGTACCTGTCTACGCTAACAACGCAGCAGCACTAGGTGCTGGTCTTGTGGCAGGGAACGTGTACCGAATCACAGGAACAGACCAACTAGGGGTGGTACATTAAGTACCTACCCAACTAAAATCTAATCTAATGGACATAAGAAAAATATCAATAGGCCCAGATTACAAGGGTGGATCAATGCATTACATCGTGGGTCAGAAGGTGCTTGGTGATAGCCATGAGATTCATCTCATTAAGTTTACCATAGACACAGGAGCCATTAGGATTTATATTATAAACGAGAAGCAGGAGGTAGTTCTTTGGAAGGAGTTCAACTACACTATGCCTGTTGCAATTGAATACAATATAAACTACTAATGCAGTCCCCATTTGATTTTATCGTGAGGCCAATAAATGGTGAGCGATACAACAACACCAAGGATATTGGTGGCATTGAGTTCATTGTAAACACATCAGAGGAAGAACATAAGTTCTCCAATAGATATGCTGAGGTGATTGAGGTGCCCTATGGATATGATGGTCCTATTAAGCAGGGTGATACACTATTGGTACACCACAATGCATTCAAGTTCTACAATGACATTAAGGGTAGACGTAAGAGTGGTCGGTCATTTTTTAGAGACGATAAGTTCTTCATTGAGCCTGATCAGTTTTACCTATATCGTAGAGATGGTATATGGTATACGTATGACCGCTACTGCTTTGTTAAACCTATCCCAGTAATTGAGTCGTATATTAAGAAGCCATTCACTCACGAGCCACTCATGGGTGTGATGGTGTATCCAAATGCATATCTCCTATCTCAGGATATACAGGCAGGGGACCTAGTGTGCTTCAAGCCTGACAGTGAGTATGAGTTTGATGTGGATGGAGAGAAGCTTTATAGGATGTACGATCATCAGATAACTATCAAGCTATGAGAGATCCGAAAGAAATTAAGCTGAAGATAATTGAGGCAGGGCACCAGGCTGTAGAGCAGCTTATTAAGGTGGCCAAGGAGGCTATCATTAAGCATGATGATGAGGATGAACTTTCTGCTGATAGATTAAAGAATGCGGCAGCTACAAAGAAGTTAGCCATCTTTGATGCGTTTGAGATTCTCAATAGAATAGAGGCTGAGCGTGAAGCTCTTGATATGTTGGATAAGGGAGTGAACAGAACAGAAACCAAACAAGGATTTGCAGAGCGAAGGTCTATATCGAATCGTTAAGGACTACGTCCCTCAGAACGCTTTAAGTAAAAAGAACAGCGGAAGGACATGGATGTACGGCTACAATGAGCAGTACGATATGGTCGTTATATCTAGGACCGGAGAGATAGGTGATATCATAAATATCTCTGGTCTGATTGTGGCATTACCTAAGGCACCTAAGGATTGCTTCTCAAGGAGCAAGAACATCAGGGATCAGTACTGGGAAAGACAGGATCTACCAAAGGAGTTGTCAAAGATACAGTCAATCTTCCATTGGAATGAGATGCCTGCTGAGTTTAAGGACAGCTGGGTAGACTATATTGAGACTGAGTTTAATAGGCGTGAGGATGGCATGTGGTTCATGAACAATGGTGAGCCGACATATATCACAGGGTCTCATTATATGTACTTGCAGTGGTCCAGCATTGATGTGGGATACGCAGACTATCGTGAGGCTAACCGAATATTCTTTATATTCTGGGAGGCATGTAGAGCAGACCCTAGGTCATTTGGTATGATTTACCTAAAGATTAGACGTTCAGGGTTCTCGTTCATGTCATCATCTGAGTGCGTTAACATAGCTACTCTTGCTCGTGACTCTCGTGTTGGCATACTATCAAAGACAGGTGCTGATGCTAAGAAGATGTTCACTGATAAGGTGGTCCCAATAAACAGCAGGCTGCCATTCTTCTTCAGACCTATTATGGATGGTATGGACAAGCCAAAGACTGAGCTTGCGTATCGGGTACCTGCATCTAAGATTACTAAGAAGAACATGTCCACTGTTGGAGACAACGATGTGCTTGGCCTAGATACCACCATTGACTGGAAGAACACTGAGGAGAACTCTTACGATGGTGAGAAGCTACTATTCTTGGCACATGATGAGAGTGCTAAGTGGACTAAGCCAAATAATATTCTAAACAACTGGAGAGTAACTAAGACCTGTCTCAGGGTGGGTAGTAAGATTATTGGCAAGTGCATGATGGGATCTACATCGAATGCTTTGAGCAAGGGTGGGGACAATTATAAAAAACTATATGAGGATTCAAACGTGGTTAGTAGAAACGCTAACGGACAAACTAAGAGTGGGTTATACTCATTGTTTATACCAATGGAATGGAACATGGAGGGATTCATTGATAGGTATGGTATGCCTATACTTAGAAAGCCTAATGCTCCTATACTTGGTGTTGACAACCAGATGATACGTAACGGTGCTATAGACTACTGGGAGGCTGAGGTGGACTCATTGAAGAATGATGCCGATGCACTCAACGAGTTCTATCGCCAGTTCCCTCGTACGGAGAGCCATGCGTTCAGGGACGAGAGCAAGTCATCTATCTTTAACTTAACTAAAATCTATCAGCAGATAGATTACAATGACTCAATGATTGAGGGTCAGATGGTTACACGTGGTTCGTTCCACTGGAAGGATGGGGAGAAGGACAGCAAGGTTGTATGGACACCTGACCAGCGTGGCAGGTTCTTAATTAGCTGGGTCCCTCCTACCAACATGCAGAACAATGTGGTGAATAGGAACGGAATGAAGTACCCTGGCAACGAGCACCTTGGCTCATTTGGCTGTGACCCATACGATATCTCTGCCGTAGTAGGTGGGAGAGGATCTAATGGTGCATTGCATGGTATGACTAAGTACCATATGGACGATGCTCCTGCGAACCAGTTCTTCTTAGAGTACATTGCTAGACCGCAGACTGCTGAGATATTCTTCGAGGATGTGTTGATGGCATGTGTGTTCTATGGGATGCCAGTGCTTGCAGAGAATAACAAGGCACGTATACTATACCACTTTAAGAACAGGGGGTACAGAGCGTTCTCGTTGAACAGACCTGACAGGGTGCTTAATAAGCTTAGCAAGACAGAGCGTGAGCTTGGTGGTATACCTAACTCAAGTGAAGAAGTTAAGCAGGCACACGCCTCTGCTATTGAGTCTTACATTGAGAAGTTTATTGGGTTTGACATGACATCTACCTACCGACCAGCGGATGAGATAGGCACAATGCCATTCATTAGAACACTTGAGGACTGGGCGAAATTTGATATTAATGACCGAACAAAGCACGATGCATCAATCAGTTCTGGATTAGCTATAATGGCAAATCAAAAACATGTATATTTACCAGATAAAAAAGAGTCGAAAATTAGTGTTAATTTCGCAAAGTACGCTAACACTGGAAATCAAAGTCAAATTATTAGATGAAAGATGTCGTAGTTAATATATCTTCAACA